CTTCAGAAACTTGATCTATATGATCAGTCAAAAGGTAAAGCTTATTCTTATTTTGGAACAATAGCCAAAAGATATCTTATTATCTATAATCAAAAGAATTATAAAAAGTTAGTAAATAAGATAGATATCCCTAATAATGAAGATGACGATGAAAGCTTTAAACAAGCTATAACATTAAAAGAATATTCTGAACCTAATAGAGGAGATGTCATTGAAAGATTTTCTAAATTATTAGAGACTAAAATACCTACATTATTTGATCGTCAAGAAGAAGTAAACGTAGCTTACGCTATACTAGAGATCTTTAAAAAAAGGGAAAATATAGAGATATTCAATAAAAAAGTATTGTTTATTTATATTAAAGAGATGACAGACTGTCAATCTAATACAATAACAAAAGTAATTAAGAAAATAAAAGGACTGTATATTCAAATACTTAATAACTATATTGAGAACGCAGACTATTGATATTTATTTATAAAATTAGTTTATGGAAGAACAAAGCAAAGAAATATTTGAAGGAAAATCTATTTCTGATCTTGCGAAAGAGATTTATGAAAAACATAAAGAACAAGATACTGCGCTAAAGATTAGAATTAATCAATTAGGAGATATGGTAGAAAGTCCTGGTGATGCTATTGTAATAGTTCCTATGCTAAAAGGCTATTTTGATTCAAGTCTAAAAAATGATGAAGTTTTAATGAAGATGCTTCAGATATTTCAAAAACAAGAAGACAAGAAACTAGCTGGTATAGAAGACTCAAGTGTTCTTACTGAAAAAGATATTCAACAACTATTTAATGAGGTTTCAACTTACACTATATCTGCAAATGAATCTAAACAAATAGACACTACTAAAGATGGCCAATGATATTATATTTGGTTCAAGTCCTGAAGGCGGCGTTGGAAGTAGTCATGGACAATATTTTATTATTGGTCGCGTAACTAGTATTGTGCTTGGAGAATTCTTCGATGATGGAAAAACGAAAAACCCAGAATATAATAGTCCTGCAGATGTGGGAAAAGTAGATTTTGAGATGCTTTATACTGGTCTTAATTTAAGAAAAGCAAATAAAGTATCTAAGTCTGCCTTTCCTATATTCTCATTTATTAAGCAATATCCTATTATAGGAGAAATTGTTTACATAGTTTCTGGTCCTTCTGATGGACTTAACGATAATTACAAGAATCAAAAGCTGTTTTATTATCCTCCATTTTCTTTATGGAATGCAGTTAATCACAATGCTTTTCCTAATATGGATCAGTATTCTGAATTCTTAAAATATTACTCTCAACAACCAGGATATCAAGGATCAACTGATGCTGCTCAAGCAAAGTTACCTCTTGGAGTATATTTTCAAGAGAATCCTAAAGTAAAGACATTAAAACCTTTTGAAGGAGACTCACTAATTGAGGGAAGATTTGGACAATCTATAAGATTTGGAAGTTCTAATTCATACAGAGGAGATAGCGACACATGGTCTACAGGAATATTACAAAATGATAATCAAGGAAAGCCTATAACTATAATAGTAAATGGACAAGGAAAACCTAGTATAAAAAATTCTGATCTATTTTCTCCTACTGTAGAAGATATCTCAAGAGACGATTCATCAATATATTTAACATCAGGACAACCAATAAGAACTCTTAATGTATCTGATATAAGATCTAAAAAGTATGAATTTCCGTATAGAGGAAATCAAGCTTTAGTATGCTCAGATAGAGTAATGCTCTATTCTAAAAATGAAAATGTACTTATCTTCTCTAAAAAAGAAATAGGGCTATCCTCAAATTCTACAATTAGTCTCTATTCAGGAGAAAATGTTGTAGTTAATTCTAAAAAAATTCAACTTGGAGATGAATTAGCTAGTGAGCAAGCTATGTTAGGTACTACTTTTACTATACAATTAAAAAGATTATTAGAGAATTTAATATGTGTTTCTGGAAATTTACAACAGGCTTCTACTAGTGATATTGCTTCTTCTATGCTAAATGTTTTTATTGCTGGAAAAGAATTACAACACGCTAGCCAAGTTATGTTAAATTATTTAAATGAAGATCTTCATCTTTCTAAAACTACATATATTAAATAATGGCTAAAAGTATTAGAATAGGCACAAAAATACAAAATAAAACTACTGAGTTAACTGCTTCTCAGAAGGATAAAGCAGCTAAGCATAAAGAAAAAATAGATAACAATAATACTAAAAAAGAACAAAATTTTAAAGATATTTCTACTAGACTAAGTGGAAAAACAATAAAAAGTTTTAATTTACAAAAAACTACATCTGCAACTGGATTAGAGAAAGCTATATTCATAGCAGGAGATAATCTAATAAAAGCACAACATGCAGTAGATGATATATTTTATGGTAAATTTGAAGGAGTTCCAGAAGAAATTAAAAATAAGTTTACAAGATCTATAAAAAAAGCTATAGATGAAGGACTAATAAATGCTTTTGATAAACTATCTACTATAGATTTATGTAATGTTTTAAGTGCCGCACTTAATAAAACTCCTGGATCTACAAAGTTTGATCCTAATAAAAAACCTACTAATAACTTAGAGATTGCTAAGTGGACTTTACAAAAGGCAGCATATGATACTCAGTTAAAAATAGATAAATATTATTCTAGTTATTTAGATACTTCAAATCAAGAATCAAAAGCTAAAGGCATTTATTCAATAATAAATGAAATAAAAGATGCTTTTAAAGAAATATCTGATACAACAAATGTATCTTCTTTAAGAGATCCAAGATTAATATCAAGTTTTCCACAGATATCTATTGTAACAGAAGCTCTTGAAAAATATTTTGGTGATTTTAATAAGTATACAGATTATAGACAAATACCTTCAGAAGATCTACAAAGATTAATATCTAATATAGATAAAATAAGACAGATCTGTATATTAATTCAAGGTCTTACAACGCCTGCTTCAGCTATAAGTTTTGTGGATTCTGTTTTTCCTAATGCTAATATAGCTGAACAAATAGCTCGTCTAGAAAAACTAATTCCTCATGAATTACTCTATAAATTTTTAATAGTAATATTAAAAACTTTAAGTAAATTACAATCTGTATGTAATGTGTTTTCTTCGTTTATAAATTTTGGACAGAAAATAATTAGCATTATGGTCTTAATTGTTAATGCTTTAAAGATTGTAGTTAAATTCTTGAAAATATTACCTATCCCATTAATTTTTTCAGTTTCTGGAGTAGAAAGGACTATAGATGACGTATTGCAAAATATTGTTTTAAAATTTTTAGATAAAGTATTAAATATATTAAATCAAATAAATGTTCTATTGTCATTATGTGCAGCTATAGTAGAACAAGTTAGTGTAGGAATATATTATATAGTTGGTGTAATTAATGCGATGATAGAAAACTTAAAGGGTTGCACTAATGTAGATACTCAATTAATTATTGATATGGAATCTCAAAGAGATGATCTATTAAGTACCGCAAATGGATTCGAAAGTTTTGTAGATAATTATAAAAACAAAAATACTGAAAGTAACAATACTTTAGGAAAATACACTATTCAAATCATAACAGAGGAAGTTATAGATGACGCTATAAACTTAAGAAGACGTTATGGAATAGCTCAAGAAGTAAACGGCACAATTGTAGCCAAGTCTCAACCTACTTTCGCTTCAGATGATAGAATTATAGTTAATGAAGTAAAACAACAGTTAGCAACTCTTGGATTAATAAAATCTGAAAACTTGTCTTCATTTACTCTTGAAGAATTATCTACTATAGAAGAGTCTTTTAAATTTTTAATGGATGATACTATATCTTTGAATGCAGTACAAAATACTGATTTTGATAACGGACTTGATTCTGGAAATAATGAGAATGAAAATGATGGAGTAGGAATTAATGCGTTTGTTAATAAACTTCAAGGCGGAAAGAAACTTAGAGAGAGAATGAGGAAGATGATGAAAGAAAATTCTGATAAACTTAAAACTAGTTTAGCTTCTAGTGGAACAAATTTAAGTTTTAATACTACAAACTTGACTCAATAATATTTATACTATATGGAAAAGAAAAGCGCAAACGAGATCATAAGGCAAATAATAAGGGAGGAGATTACACGAGCCTTAAGAACTGAGCTTCCTAAGATCATTAATGAATCTACCAAAAAGGTTTTACCACAACAAAAAAGACCAGATCAACCTCCTATGACATTAAATTCTTCACCTATGGTAAAGTTTGAAGATGTTAAATTTAAACAATCAAGCAATCCTTTGGCCTCTCTGCTAAACGAAACTGCTAAAGATATGCTTAATGAAAATAATACAATGCATTTTTCAACTAATGATATTAGCGCGGGAATTCATCCAACAATGGCATTTCAACCAAGAGAAGTTACTACCGGTGAAGTTAAAGACATGCTAACTACAGCAATTCCTAGTTCTAATATAGACGCAGTTCAAATAAATGTGGTTCCTGACTATTCTTCTATGATGGAAAAAATGGGAATTCTATAAATGGCATACGGATTAAAAAAAATATCACCATTAGATCTTAAGCCATCAACTGGAGTTGGAGTTAAGTTACCTTTTATGTCTCCTAGTGTATTTACTACAGTATATACCACTAAGGAGCAGTTAAAATATAACATACTTAATTATATGCTCACTGATCTTGGAGAAAGACCAATGAATCCTAATTTTGGAATGGGTCTAAGATCAAGACTATTTGAAAGTATTACTAAAACTACATTGGATGACATGAAACAATCTATACAGACACAAATAGAGAATATGTTTCCAGTAGTTCAAATACAAAGATTAGATGTTATAGGAGAACCCGGATATAATTCAATAAACATACAATTTAGTTATACGATAAAGACTTCTAAAGAAACTGATTCAATACTATTAAAGATACAAAACGTCTAAGATGCCTAATAATATAGATATTAATTACCTAAATAAAGACTTTTCGACGTTTAAAAATGAGTTGATAGAATATGCTAAGTCATATTATCCTACAGTTTATAACGATTTTAGTCAAGCATCACCAGGAAGCATGTTTATTGAAATGGCTTCTTATGTTGGAGATGTTCTTTCTTTTTATCTTGATAACCAACTTCAAGAGACTTTTTTACAGTATGCTAAGCAAAAGAATAACTTATATACTATGGCATATATGATGGGATACAGACCAAAAGTTGTATCTGCAGCTATAGTAGATCTTGATGTTTACATGAGAGTTAACGCTTTAGGTAGCACTCCAAACACATATCCAGACTGGTCATCAGCTATTACAATTCAACCAGGAATGCAAGTAAAATCAAACATATCAAATAATGTTTCTTTTTATATTCCTAATAAAGTTGATTTTACAGTATCTTCTTCTTTAGATCCTACAGATGTTAATGTTTACACTATTGACGGATCAGGAAATCCTACTAGTTATTTATTAAAAAAATATACTCAAGCTTTATCTGGACAAATTAAGACCACTACTTCTACTTTTGGAAATGCGCAAAGATATTCTACTATATCAATACAAGATAGCAATATTATATCTGTTGTTAAAGTAGTAGATTCTAGTAATAATGTTTGGTATGAAGTTCCTTACTTAGCGCAAGACTACATACTTAATCCAGTAGAAAATACTGCTGCTAATTATCCTTCATTATATCAATATGCTAATCAAGTACCATATATGTTACAAAAGATTAGTGTTCCTAGAAGATTTACTACAAGATTTAAAACCGATAATACTTTAGTTTTAGAATTTGGTCCAGGAATAAATTCAGTTGCAGATTCAGCAGTTATTCCAAATCCTAATACTGTAGGCGTAGGAGTTACTACAGGATTAACTCTTCTTAATACAGCATTTGATCCAACTAACTTTGTAACTACACAAACTTATGGTCTTGCTCCACAAAATACAACATTAACAATAACTTACTTAGCTGGTGGAGGAGCAGAATATAATGTTCTTTCTAATCAATTAACTATTCCAACTTCTATAAACGCTGGATCTGGAGATACTACTACAGTAGTGACTAATAACCCTAATCCTGCTTCTGGCGGAGGCGATGGGGATACAGTAGAAGAGTTAAGACAAAATATAGCTGTAGAATTTTCAAGTCAATTAAGAGCTGTTACACAAGAAGATTACTTAGCTAGAACTTTAAGTATGCCTGCCAAATTTGGAAAAATAGCTAAGGCATTTATCACAAAAGACGATGGAACATTTACTAATTATAATCAAAATGATCCAAGTCAAAAAGATCAGATATTAGTTAGCATGTATGTTCTAGGACTCAATAGTAATGGAAATTTAGCAACACCTTCTACTGCACTTATTCAAAATTTACAAACTTATATCTCTGAATATAGAATGATGACAGACGCTGTAGATATAAAGCCAGCATATATAATCAATATAGGTTGTAATTTTGATGTAACAGTAAGACCAAACTACACTAGTCAAGACGTTATTTCTAGATGTTTAATTCAATTACAAGATTATTTTAATATAGATAATTGGCAAATCAATGAACCTCTACAATTATCAGATGTTTATACACTACTTGATCAAGTTGTAGGAGTTCAAACTGTTAAAAAAGTTGAAATCATAAATAAGTACGGAGAATCTAATGGATACTCTAATTATAGTTATGATATACCTGGAGCTATACTAAATAATGTTATTTATCCATCTTTAGATCCAAGCGTTTTTGAAGTTAAATATCCTAATTCAGATATTCAAGGTCGCGTAGTAACAATGTAATAAAAATAAAATGGCAGTATATAAAATATTTCCTTCATCAGACGCAACTTTGTATTCTAAATATCCAGCTCAAAATACTGGACTTGATGAGATACTTGAAGTAGCAGTAAAAAATAATGATAATCCTGCAAACTCTTTAGTTGCAGGAATTTCTAGCCCTGTGTTATACGATGATATAAGAAGGAGTCTTATAAAATTTAGTGACTCTGATTTAACTAAAATAAAATCGTTTGCTACGGGATCTTGGAAAGCTGGATTAAAACTATATCTAGCTAACGCTGAAAATTTAAGTACTTCTTATAGTCTAGAAATTAGACAAGTCTCTCAATCTTGGGATATGGGAACTGGACAATTCGGAGATAGCCCCGAAACTAGAAACGGAGTTTGCTGGTATAGTACCTCTTCTTATTATACCTCAGCATCATCTTGGGCTTCGGTACCTAATCAGTATTTTATGACTCCTGGAGGTGGATCTTGGACAGGCTCTTATTATGGATCTCAATCTTTTGATTATAATGCTTCAAAAGACGTAAATGCCGACGTAACTAGAATAGTTGATTCTTGGTTTAGTGGATCTAGAAATAATGGATTTATAGCAAAACTTCCAAATTTAATAGAAAGTAGTTCTTTAAGCTATATTGGACTTAGCTTTTTTAGTGTAGATACTCATACTATATATCCTCCTACTTTAGAAATGAAATGGGATGATAGTTTATATACTGGAAGTTTATCTGAGATATCTGATTCTGATTTTGTAGTAACCATAGGAAATAATCAAGGAGTCTATAAAATACAAACAGAGAAAATTAAATTTAGAATAAACGCTAGAGACAAATATCCTCCTAGAGTATTTATTACTTCTTCTTTTTATACAGTAAATAAGAGACTTCCCCAAACTACATATTGGGCAATACAAGATATGAAAACAACAGACATGGTAATAGATTTTGATACAGTCTTTACGAAAGTAAGCTATGATCAAAATGGAAGTTTTGCTAGTCTTTATCTAAATGGTCTTGAACCAGAAAGATATTACAAGCTATTAGTAAAGACTACACTGCCTACTGGAGAAACTATAGATGTAGATAATGATTGTATTTTTAAAATAACTAGATAATGGCAAATGAAGTATCTCTAGTAAAAAAAATATATAACACTCGTGAGTATGAAAGCGCAATAGACAATAGTTTTAGCGAATTAGTTACTCCAATTATAAATGTTCCAGATGTAGGAATAACAGTATCTCAATTCTTTGATTATTATGATCAATTGTTTTATGATATACCTGTAGATGGAGATGTAAATTCTCACACATATCTAGTTCAACAAAGTCAACAATATATTGGTGGATCTGTGATAGATATAGAAAAACAAGCATTAATAGAAGAGATCAACGCTTTAAGACAACAATTGTTAGATTTGAATCAGACTTTCACAACTATAAACAACTTAATATAACGTGGAAATAGTTAACGTAATATATTCTGGACAAGGAAAAACTCTACAAAATTATACTTCAATAGATGAAAATTTAGTTTCATCTAACTATATAAACATGTCTTTTGGAGATTCTAACGATAGAGTAGAGTTATTTGTGTATGATG